CAGATTCAACTAATGGTCTGCTTTTTGAGGTTACAGATATAGGTAGAAAGTTTCTTGCTTATACGTTAGAAGATGAGGCAAGAGCATTAAAAGTGCGTGGTGAAACACGTGTTCCTGCAGGTATATATAAAATTGAATTACGAACAGAAGGTGGTTTTCATGAAAGATATACTAAGAAATATCCTGGTATACATCGTGGTATGTTGCATGTTACCGATGTTCCTAATTTTGAGTATATACTTATTCATACTGGAAACACTGATGAACACACTGCTGGTTGTTTGCTGGTTGCCGATAGTCAAGAGAACAACCAATTATTACCTGATGGATTTATTGGTAAAAGTGTTAATGCGTATAAAAGGATTTATCCTCGTATTGCAGCAGCGATAAGTAATGGTGAAGAAGTATATATAGAATACATAGACCACGATGGCAAAATATGATAAAGGTATAAGAAAAAGTAAATCAAGTGTTCGTAAGACATATGCTGATAATCCTACAACTACAACACAAGTTACAAGAACGCCTGTAAGATCTGCGCAAACTGAACAAACACAACCAAGCGGAAGACTTAATCAATTAAGAGCAGAAGTAGAAGGTAAAAGAATACCAAAAAATGCACAAGGTGTTGCTACTTTTCCTAATATACCAACATCAAATACAGATTATGATCGTATAGTTTTTACTGGAGAAGTAGGATCACAATTAAGAGATATAGTATTTTGTAATACAGATCAAACTAATAGTTTAAATTTTTCAGTATATATATCTACTATAGATATTAACAGATTATCTAAATCTTCTAAAACTATAACAGAAATAAATACATCACTAAGATCTAGTAATAACACAACTTTTTTAGTTAGTAGATCTTCATTAGCTGCTAGCACTTCAAATACACTTAGCACAGTTGTGGGGGGTTTGCTTAGTCCTTTAGTAGGATCAAATAATATATTTTATATTTATGTTACAAAAACCACAACAGATGGTGAACTTGATGTAACTGTTATTAGATAATGAAAAATAAACTTCCTATTTGGCTTACCGATTGGACATTTATTGATCCAAAATCAAAAAAGGAATATTACTCAAAACGTATCTTTGCTAAAGGCTGGACAAAAGAAGAGATTATTAACAATCCATTGTTGATAAATCGTGCATTAAAACCTATAAAAGTTAAAAGAATTAAATCTAAATTGTTACCTAAAGATGTCGTGCTTAAATCACAACACGGCTATGGTCCTCATTATGAGGATGAAAAACTATTTAGTAATGGCAAAACACAATCCACAGTTAACAGAAAAAATTAAAAAATATTTGTTAGCAAACCCTGAAAAACTTAATGCAGATTATGCACAAACTGCTGAACTATTTGGAGTTAATTACGAACAAATAAGAGGTATAGCAAGAAGATTAAGAGATAAAATC